GGCATCTACGAGCGTTGCCTGAGCTAATAGCTCCTTGGGTGTGTACCTTTTGACGATTTTATTGATATCGAGCTCTGTTGCATGGTGTTTTTCCACTAAGTTCACCGATGGTACTAATTTTGTTTTCCCTGTTTTAGGATCTATGACCTCTGTTTTTGAACAGTCAATTTTTTTTGCAACATAAGCCTCGAAACCAAGTTTCTCTCTATATGATTTTTCTGCCATTTTTATCTCCTAGTTTTTCTGGTGATGCCTTTAATCTCACCTGTTCCGGGGTTTATATGTTCCGTCTCTTCCACGTTTTTAGTCCTTCTACCAAGACTCTTTGCTGAGCTTGCGCCATGTAATACGTTTCCGACGAGCCCTGTTGCTCTGTTGGCCTCTCCGTATTTTTGATCAAGAATTGCCTGATTTACCCTTGCATCGGCTTCCGCCTGAATTGCCTTTGATTCCTTTGCCGCGTTCGCGGTATTGATTCTTTCTTGTTTAACTTGCTCTTGCATGATTTTTTCTTGTACGAATTTATTCTGATTATCTTGCTCTTTATTGAGTGTATCCACTGCCATATTGGCTCGTTGAGAGCGATTCATACTAGTTTCGTTATCTATTCTCTTTGCATCTATTGCTGAATTAATTGCTCCGTTAACGGAATTTGGAATTCCTTGTTGTTCATTTGTCATTGTTGTTCCGGCACCGGCCGGAGTTGAAGCGCCTGCGTTTGCTGCTAATATTGGGTTTAACCCTGCATTTTTTAGATCTGCTACTCCTCTTGCGTGAGAAGTGTTTGACATACGTTCTTGAAATTGCATTTGAGCGTCTGCTATTTGTCTGTTTTGTGAGTTGGCCTCTCCGGCCCCTAAGGCTGATGAAATACCTCCGCCCAGGGAAGCGCCGATACCTGCTCCTGCAGGACCGCCGATGAGAGCTCCCGCTCCGGCTGTTAAGACTGGAAGAATGCTCTCAAAGAAACCCATTATTGCTTTTTCTGATCCGAGCTAACTTTGATAATACCAAGTGCTATAAGGATCGACATTATTGCATTGAAGATTGTTAAAATTGCTTCTGAGTCCATTTGTCCTCCTAGAGATCCGGATAAGATTGCGCCAACCAGACTAATAAGAAGCCTGCGATGGCGGATAATAAATCCATTAGAACCGCGCCAGATTCGCCGGAATTCCATAGACCGGCAGTGGCCTTACGGCTGTGAAATCGATCCAACTATCAAAGATAAATTGTGGTTCTGTGGTTACCGCTTGAACTCTGTCAAGGGGTGGTGTTTCTTTTATGAAAGTGTCTCCGAGTGTAGGTTGAGCGCTGAACTCTTGAGCTAAATGCCATACATCTAAGTTGTTTGCTGCTGTTCCTCGTAAGATGCCTGTGATTTGCGAGGGTTTATAGCGAAGATGTGCGTAGCGTTCCTGATATCCGAAGACGTCATCGTCGATTGCCGAGTCTGCTTTGAAATAAAGTTCCTTTGTGTAGACTGCCTGTTCGCCTACGTGAGCGAGCGCTGGCCAGTACATGTCATAGCGGGTTTGATCAGTCCACATTCTATGAAGACCTTGTTGATAGGTAAGCTCGGCTCGAACTGAGACGAGTCCGATAACTAGGTTGTGTTCTGTGAAGCTTTTTACGAATCCGTACGGGGCCGTGCCAACCACTCCGAACGCGCCCAACAACCCAAGTGGTAGAGAGCCAGAAGTTGAGGACGATTGAGCGATCGGGTTAATCTTAATAGGCGTGGAGTTGGTTCCGAGTAGTTCAGGTCTCCACGACAGGTCCGGATGTACCACTCCAAAATGAGATCGAACAATCTCTGCATATCTTGTTCCTGCACGGGCGTCTTTCTCCAATAATGATTGAACTTGAAGGGCGTATCTAAATTCATTGATAGTTGCAGCTGTTGCTGCACTGAGGTCTGCGTATAATTCTTCTGCTGTTCCTGTTGCTGAAATGTTTACTGAGCCCGCGCCGCCCCCGGTCAGTTGTTTTTGTGCCGCTGCCGCTACTGACCATATACCTACGTCAGAGCCTGCGCCTGATGTTGAAGCGATTCTGGCGCTTGTACCGAGAGGGAGGCTTACTGCTGTGCCTTTTTGAGGTGAGGTCAAGCATGAGGTGAAATAGTCGAACCGTTTTCCTCTGTTTCTGACGATGTAGTTAGTGTAGGTGTCTGGTCCGTCACCAACGTCAACCGTGAGCGAGGATTGCATGTTTTGGTCTCTGAACCATTCATTCCAAATAAGGTTATAAGCTCTGGGAAAGAGGTTGTTAACATAATGCTGAGCGCCGCCGGTAATTTGTCCGACGGTGGGTATCCCAAAATAGTCATACAGTGATCCAACCGTAAAGCCAGAAGCCGGAGCTTGAGTTCTAGGAATTGTATACGAGATCGAGTCTCCTGGGTTTGTTTGCTCTCCCATGAATTTTTTGAAATTTGTCCAGACAAGACGATAAGGTACAGCGAACCAGAAAGTGTCAAGATAGATATTGTCCATAAAAGGTACGACTGGAGTTGAGAGCCTTGCGAAACAATTTGCTCTAACATTGAATGTGTCTCCTGGGTAAGCGATCTCTGCGAAAAAGGGAATTAGTTTTCCCGAATCGAATGCTGTTTTGTAAGAGTGACTGAGATTGAACGCTGATCTTTTGTGATTGACCATTGGATAGGTCTGAAAGCTGTGACTGTTGCCACGATTTGCACCGATATTCATCATCTTTGATTCCTCCATGAATCATTAACGCGTTTTCACTCCCCAGCCATGCCACTGCGCGAGCGGGATAACGCGAAACCCTGACTTTTTTAGTTTACTGCTCTAATTTCCGCCGGGTCTGGTTGAGGTCCACGAGCAGGGCCACCCATTCCATTGGATTGCTGTGCTTTGAGTTCGTGTAAGCCAGCTACGGAGATACCTTTTTTATAGGGGATCAACGTTCCAGTGATTTCATCGTAGTCACCGATTTCAAATAATGTAAAGTCCTGACTGAATTTACTAAACTTGTGCTCAGGGTTGGTAAGAACTTCTGACATAATCCTAAGAGCTTCGCCTTTGTTAACACAGGTCATGGGATCCAGGTAAGCTCCTACTTTTTCGTCCCAGATGGTAAACACTTTTCTCATATTTTTTCTCTCCTTAAGACGTTTCCGTCGTTGTTGCCTATTCAGTTTCATAGTCCCGTTTCGAGTCTTTTAACTTAGCTTTCGCGCAGATTTCTTGACTTTGAAGAGAGGGCCGTCCTTTGTCCAGTTGATTTTTGATCCCACGACTTTTGCGCGACGCTTTAACAGCCAGGTAAGATCCCGGATCCAAGAGCTCATATCGCTTATCGTAATACCGTGGCGGTCTACTTTTCCGTCCTCTAATTGATATTGAATCCTTGGGATAAGCGTCCGCATAATATTTGTCAAACCAAAGCGATCCGATGCCAGGACGTCGAGACATTGTTGCGTACTCAGGGGTAACTTGTTCTGTAAGCCCCGTATTTGGATCCACTTTAGTGTAAAATTGTCGAGCATCTTTTCCGTATCGTTTCTTGACCACGTAGCGTGCCACATAAGCGGCTGACTCAAAGGTGAGCTCTCCAATAGACGAGTAACCATATGGCCAAAGTCTTTCAAGCTGAGCTGACCGGAAGAGAGATCCTCTCCACGGTTTTTTATCTGGGAAATTAAACCCGAAGATACAGGCATGATAATGAGGCCTTCCGAGTTTTGATCCGTATTCTCCACAGTGAAGATATCTAATATTCTTCCCATACTTTTTTCTTAACCTCTTGATGAATAATTGAAAGTCCCTTTTACGAAGTGATTGAGTTCCACGAGCTTTTAACGACTGAGGATTAAATGTCAAGGTGATAAAGCAGTTGTATTCGTGTCCTTGTGCTTCATGAACGCATCTCATTGCCCACTGGCGAGATTTTTCTAGCCTACAGCCGATACAGTATCCGCAGGGTATTGTCATAGGAAAGGCAGCTCGTCCCTGAGCTGGGTTAATTGTGAAACCCTTCCCACACTTCTTCCTGAATCCGTGAATTGGTTTATAACATGCCATACGTTGCCATATGTTTTTTCTCTTGACTTGAAGTTTTTACAGGGTTCCCATCATTGCAGTTTGCATCTCCGATGCCGGAAGTTGGGGCTGTCCAGGAGGGCAGGGGTTTAATGCCCCCTTCAGCCGACTTGGGCAGGCCCACAGCCAACAGATTGATTAATGAATAGGTGTCAGAGGCGACCACCACCACGTGACAGGAGTTTCGGGATATTTCTTTTGTCTCGGCCCAGCCCTTTTTTAAAGACCTTTTTTGACCGTTTTTTACTAACTCTTCTCCGTTTGTAAGCCATGTGAATCTCCTTTTAAGTTTGAGCCCCTCCCCTTGTGAGGACTCATCCTCAAAAGGAGATTTTATGAAATTTACAAACAGACAACAGTTACTAAAAGTCATCTGGATCTTGGTCAATCTTTACATAGAAGCTGGACCTACTTATCCAAAGTCCCTCTACGATTTCCGAGAATACTTTCGGGAGGAGCTTGGGGGGCAATAGCCCCCTTTTTTCTACCCCCAATTGCGACTAACCCCCTCCAAAGGGTGTCAGTCGGCACTATTACATCAAGTGTTTGGTGTGCCCGCCGGCTTTGCAGCCGGCGGCGGAACCTGCGCCGGAGGCGGAGGTGGGGCTTGAAATACGCCCATTTTTACCAGTTTTTCTCTTACTTGAGCGTCTCCTGATTGAGCCTGGTCTATAGCCTTGACGAGTTGTCCTGGGTTGTTGTCGAACTCACGTCTGATTTCTGCTGGTAAAGCGTTAAATTCCTCCATAGCGGCCTCCATTTGCATAGAAGCCTCCTGTAACCCTTGGAATGTGGAGAAGTCCCCGTATAGGGCATCTACGAGCGTTGCCTGAGCTAATAGCTCCTTGGGTGTGTACCTTTTGACGATTTTATTGATATCGAGCTCTGTTGCATGGTGTTTTTCCACTAAGTTCACCGATGGTACTAATTTTGTTTTC